ATGGAGGAAATTGAGCGTGATTTGCCACCGGAATATTGCCGCTACCGAGATGAAGGGTGTGACCTTGCTACCTCCTGCCTTGATTGCCCGTTTCCAAAATGTATTTATGACGAGCCTAGAGGGAGGCAGCACTGGAAGAAGAGGCAACGAGACACAGAGATAGCAAATCTGTTTAGTAGTAAAGGTAAGGGAGTAAAGGAGCTGGCATTGATGTTTGGGGTTAGCCAGCGCACAGTACAGAGAGCATTGGAGAAGACGAGACATGAGTGAAATCATTATTCCTACGCAGTTAACTCACCGTGATATGGACAGGCTCAGGGGTTATAAAGAGCTTCTTGATTTCTACCATGGTTGGCACTGGGAAGGGAGGGAAAGACGGGGGGAGAAGAGGCTCACCTTTAACTATGCCAAGGTCTTTATAGATAAGGTTACTTCGTATCTAATGTCCGGCATTAATTTTGCTGTTGATGCTGTAGAGGACTCGGATGAGGCTAGAGCTAAAGCCCAGAAAGCAGAGACAGCCCTCTACCAGGTATATCAAGATAATAACCTGGAGCAGCTTGACTTTGATACTGAGATTGATTGCGCCATTCTTGGCGATGCCTGTTATAAGGTGATATGGGAACAGGAAACAAAAAGAGTCAGGATTACAGCCCCTGATATTCAGGGAATATATGCCTGGTGGCTGGGGGATGATACCTCCAGAGTGTGGAGGGTAGCCTCTAAATACAGCCTGTCTGCCGAGGAAACCGAACTTATATATCAAGTGAAGCCTAAAAGTAAGACAGCAACTATCGTTGAGGTGTGGACAGATAGGGATTTCGAGCTTTACCTAGACAGTGCACTGGTTGAGAAGAAGCCTAATCCTTACGGCTTTATTCCGTTTATCATATATCCCAACCTCAGAGAGCCAAAGAAGTTCTGGGGTATATCTGATGTGCCCCAGATTATGGAGGCGCAGCGGGAGCTTAATCGGGCAATGTCACAGCTATCCAAGATATTGGAGCTGTCAGGCAACCCTATCGCTGTTCTGGAGAATGTGGAGGAATCCGAGGATATTGCCGTCAGACCAGGTGCAGTGTGGAATATACCCGAGGATGCTAAGGCTTATCTGCTTGACTTACTACAGGGTGGTGGAGTCAGGCTGCATATAGATTATATCAATCTGCTGTATAGAATCCTGCATGATGTATCAGAATCGCCCCGGTCTGCCTTTGGTGGGACAGAGAGAGACTTATCCGGGGTAGCCCTGGAGATAGAGCTTCAACCGTTACTACAGAAGGTGAGGCGAAAGAGGGTTATCCGAACCGCTGTCTACAACCGTAGAAACATAATGATTCTTAAGCTGCTGGAGAAATACCAGGGTGAGAGCTTCGGTAATAACCAGCTGAGGGTGGTGTGGGGTCCAGTGCTACCCCAAGACTGGGCGAGGCTGGTTTCCAAAGAGCAGACATTGGTTCAGACTGGTATCCACTCAAGGCGTAGGGCTATGGATGAGGTCGGGGTCAAGGACCCAGAGTATGAGTTTAAGCAGTGGCTTGAGGAGAGAGAGATAATCCTCAGGATGAATAAGGAGCTTAACGCCAGGTCAACGAGAGGCGGAGAGAGAGTGAGAGCTTTAGCCACAGAGACTGAAGGCGTTGAGGAATCTTCACTATAAGGAGGGCACAATTGCCAGAGAATAAAGAGCAAAACTCGGTAGAGTCTACCCCGGAGGTAGAGCTAGCGCAAGCCAGAGCCAGGATTATTGAGCTTGAGGGTTTGTTAGCCCAGAGAGATAGGGAGCTTGCCTTCAGAGATAGTCGCATCTCCGAATTGGAACAGCTCATAGTTGATAGGGACAACCAAATCACCACCCTGAAGCAATCTGTGGCTGAGCTAGAGCAGAAGCTGACTAATCTTAATAATGCCCTGACCCAGGCGATAGCAAGCTATAAGGCTCTGGTAGTCAAATTAAATCCGGGGGTGCCCGAGGAACTGATAACCGGTGACACTATTGAGGAGATTGATAAGTCTCTAGCCAGTGCCCAAACCCTTATTGATAGGGTAAGACAAGGGCTGGAGGCTGAAATCGCCGCCGCTAAGGTTCCGGCTGGGGCTCCACAGAGGGCACCAATTGACCTTTCCGCTCTATCCCCGCGGGAGAAAATTCAATATGCGATAGGAGGTAAAAAGTAAATGGCTTTAACATTAGCTGAGGCATCTAAACTTTCAAATGATATGCTACTTCAAGGAGTAGTGGAGACCATTGTTAAGGAGTCGCCTATACTCCAGCAGCTCCCGTTCATTGAGATTGTGGGTAATGGCTTAACCTATAACCAGGAAAAGACCTTGCCCAGCGTCGATTTCTATGATGTTGGTGATACCTGGGCTGAGTCCACACCAACCTTCGAGCAGAAAACGGCAAACCTGAAGATTGTGGGGGGTGATGCTGATGTTGATAACTTTCTCAAAGCGACTCGAAGCAATATCCAGGATTTAGAGGCAGCCGTGGTTGAGCTTAAGGCTAAGGCGGTCAGGGATAAGTTTGAGGAGACTTTCATCTATGGCAACGCCACCACCAATGCCAAGCAGTTTGATGGCATTAGGAAACTCATAGATACTACCACTGCTGGTAGCCAGGTAATAGCTATGGGGGATACTGGCGCTACCCTGACCCTGGCTAAGCTGGATGAACTCATTGACGCAGTTAAGGGTGGCAAGTCCGACCTATTACTTATGAGTCGCCGCTCACGGAGGAAGATTAACGCCCTGATCAGAGCGGCTGGGGGAATGATGGAGACTGACCGGGATAAGTGGGGTAACTTCATCCAGTTCTGGGATGGTATCCCAATTGGTGTCAGCGACTGGATACTTGATACCCATGTTTTAACTGGAGGTGTTGAGACGGCAACCACCGGCGGCACTTGCTCCACTATCTATGCCTTTCAGATGGGGGAAGGGGCGCTGTGTGGCTTAACCAGCCCCGGTCAACTTCAGGTGGAGCCCATCGGCTCGCTGGAGACCAAGGATGCCACCCGAATCAGGATTAAGTGGTATATATCCCTGGCTTTATTCAGCTTGATTAAATCAGCCGCTTTAATCGGGGTTCAAGACTAATCGCTATATGGGGGAGTCCCCTAACTATGGGGACTCCCCCCAACAAGGAGGTTTATGATGGCGGAAACTTATTCAACACAACCTAAGGTGCATAGAACCAATATTACTGCTATTGATTCAGCAGACCCGTCTGGTACCAGCGGAGCCATAAATACCAAGGGATATAAGGAGTGCCGATTTGATATCGCTATCTCGGGCACAGGCTTTCAAAGCCTTGATGTTCAGGTTCTGTTCTGGAATCCGAGACAGGAGCAATGGTTTGGCGGTGGTGCCAGAACATTTACCTCTACTGGGAGACATACCCTGGTCGCCGATTGTAGAGGAGCTTTTATATTCCTTAAGGTAACCGCTTTCTCAGGGACGTCATTCTCTCTCTCTGCGGATTATACCTTAAGCTAGGAGGTGAAACATGCTTAAATTGGCTGGAGAGTTACTAGAAGGGCAACTGGCTGACCATATAGCTCGCCTGGATGCCCATACCAAAAACCCAAGAGAGGTAGGGAGGACTGGAGAGTATATTCAGCCCTTTGTGCTGGCAGGTAGTTACCTGACCCAAACAGCTATGGTAGCAAATACCCTTTATGCTGTTCCATTCCTGGCAGCCCGAGATATGACTGTGGATAGGATTGCAGTAAATGTAATAACCGCAGCCAGCGGTAAGTCAGCAAGGATGGGCGTCTACAAAGATGGCACTAACCTCTACCCTGGAAGCTTACTACTGGATGCTGGTGAGGTCTCTGTAGACACCGGTGGCGTTAAGGCTATAACCATCAACCAAGCTTTGCCCAAAGGGCTTTACTGGCTGGCGATAGTTAGTAATGGCACCCCAACCATAAGAACAATATACTACCCCCACACTATATTGGGGATTAACAGTGCTCACACCAGTTTCCAGGTTGGCTGGAGTGTTAGCCATAGCTATGCGGCATTGCCTGACCCGCTCACTGCAGGCGGGAACATAACAGTAGACCATCCTTTCTGCATCGCACTACGACTAGCATCCTTGAATTGAGGAGGATAATATGCCGGAGACAAGATATATAGAGGAATACGGTAATAACGGTAAGGTAATAAACAAAATACCTTACCAGGTCTCTGACCAGGAGCTGGAAAAGGAGCAGGCTGAGAAAAACCTAGAGGAGCTTCTCTCTCTGACTGATGACCAGATTACTGTGCCCAAGATTGGCAAGTTCCTGAAAGCGTTAGCCAAGTTAAGGAGATAACCTATGAACCTAACTGAGATGAGAGCAATAGTCAGGCGTGACCTACATGATGAGGATGCCGTCAATTACCGCTGGAGCAATGATGAGTTGGATAGACACATTGCCCACGCTGTTAAGGAGTTCTCTGAGGCTATTCCCTATGAGCAAAAGGCAACCAAGGCTACTACCGCAGGCTCTAGGGAGATTGATATATCCAGCTTAACTGGCCGCATTATGGTTCAAGCTGTAGAATACCCAGTGGATAAGTTCCCTAAACGATACCAGCGCTTCAGCCTGTGGGGCAACACCATAACCCTGCTTGGTGATGAACTACCTGACGGCTCAAACGCTTATATCTACTACGGCAAGCTCCACACCCTTGATGCCTCTACTTCTACCATCCCAACCAACCTTGAGGACTTAGTTGCTACTGGAGCTGAGGGCTATGCGGCTGTCGAGTGGGCAGTCTATGCCGTGAACCGGGTTAATGTCAGCGGGACTATGACCCCCAGCGAGTTCCTTGCCTGGGGCAATGAAAAGCTCAACTTTTTTCGGCAGGAGCTAAAGAAGCTGGGGAGAAAGAACAAAGTCAGGCTCAGCCAGCTCTATAAGCCATACTACCAACCAGTATCTAAATCTACTGATTATGGACCATAATTAAAGGGTGTCTAAGAGGGGGTGAAACCCCTCTTCAATAAAATATTCCCCCTCCATACTAAGAATACATATCCCTATTATGGAGAGGGGGATAAAGGGGGTGAGGTTAAATGCTAAAAGAGGCACTACCCAAGACCAAAGCAGGCTTACCTAAGGAGGCTTTTGCCATTATTGGCGACCCTGATGACCCTGAAACCTGGAAGCTCCCCCACCATAAGAAGACTATCTTCAGAACCCTAAAGGGGAGGCTAGATATCGAGAAGACGGTTGACTGGGAGCGGATGCCGGCAGCCGTAGCGGCTCTCTCCCCAAGAGGTTACCGCGGGCAGAGGGTTGATGCCAGCCCAGAGGAGATATTACTGGCAGCCAAACACCTAGCCGAACACTATCGGAAAGTGAGTAAACCACTACCTGATACCCTGGCTGCCCTGGTGTAAGAAGGGGGTCTAATGGAACGCTTATATCGTGCCTTATGGTCAAGAATCGGGGGCAGACCCTGGACTTATATTATCCAGGATAACCAGAGGAAATATCCCCTGTTGTGGCTACTACTTTTTGGTGCTGTCGGTATTCTGCTCGGACACCTATTCTGGTGATTTTAGGAGGCTTAATGAGGCAGCTTAGTTCAACATTGCTTGTCGCCCAGAAGGAGGCTTCACACACCCCCTATGTTAAGGTTGAAGCCTGTAACAGGATTACCGGGGTGGTCAGGCTTGACTGGACAAGACTATATACCGGGTCAGAAGATGACTACTTTCATGCCATGGCCATCCCTGGTGATGGCTCGTTAATCAGGGTCAGGGTAACACCCCCGGCTGATTCGAGAAAGCTATATCGCCAGAGAGTAGCTAACCCCAGTCCGCAGTCCGATTTTAGCCAGTGGGTTTACACCAGTCAGTATAATGCTGTTGTTGTGGCTGCCGCTTCTCTGGGGGCTGAGGTCAGTATATTCTGGATAAAAAGCGATAAGAAGATTTACCAGCTAAAGAGCACTGACTATGGCGTTACCTGGGGAAGCCCGGAACTCCTGGGCTATACCCCGACTACAGCCATAAATGGTTTGGCCGCCGATTACAAGACAAATGGTGATATTGCCCTTTTCTTTGCCGACCAGGCTACTCTATATATAATGAAGCGGATAAACGGTAGCTGGGGCGATAAAGTTGCCTGGGACAAGACTACTGGCGACCTATCGGGCATAGCCACCCGCTACAGTGGTGACTGGGCTCTCCTTGTTACCGGTAAGGACAGCACGGGTAATTTTAAGCTGTGGTCGCTGATTTATGGGGATGGGGGTGAGGTAGCCGCCGGCACCTGGTCAGCACTAAAGGAAATTGCCTCAGCTCCATCAGACGGTAACTTTGAGTACCACCAGGTATTTATGGATAAACCAGACGTCTATCGTTGCTTCTTTGTTGAGAAGTTTACCGGCACTCAAGCCTATAATCGCCCCTTCTGGTCACATTCTGTCCCTGATACTGGCTTCCTGAATAATAACTGGCGTGAGCCGGTACCATTCAACCTGACAAGTGAGTATGGATTAGCCATAGCTCACTATGGCGACTATTGCTGGCTATCTGTCCCTAACGGGGTGTGGCGAGCCAAACTAACTGAGGAACGCATTGATTTAACCGCTGATGTCCTATCAGTAAGAGAAGAGCTTAGTAAGACATCGGGCAGGTTAATAGTCGAGCTCAGAAATGGCGATGGCAGGTATGCGTCACCGGGGCAGGGTGATTTGTCAGTGCTTGATATAGGATGTCAGTTGGAGTTTAGCCCCGGCTACAACACCACCGCCGGCAATGAAGTAAGCTCGGGGCAAGCCTTTATACTTGATGCCTATGAGCATACTAGCTCCAGTGGTAAAGCCAGTCTGGTTCTCTATGCCTCAGATGCCCGGAGCTTGATTGAAAATTGGAAAGCCAGACACCAGTTCCGATGGAATAAGCAAACCAATGAGATGTGTGTTAAGGATATTCTGGCTTTTGTGGTGGGCAGATGCGGATTGAAGCTTGAAGTAAAATCCCAATCGTCAGTTATTACCAGTTTTTATCCCGACTTTACCATCCTCCCCAATAACGGAGGCAGTATAGTTATCACTAGGCTACTCTCATTCGTCCCTGATGTGCTATTTGTTGAGGGTAATAAAGCCTATGTAGTGAATCCGTTAGCCACAGACAGCTCTATCTATAGCTATGGGGCATCACACCCGATTATAGAGGGCAAATACCAAAAGGGACCGTGTGAGCTTAACCGAGTGCAGGTAGAGGGCTACGACCCGGTAAACAGCAAATCAGTAGTCGTTAATAGCTTCTCCTGGAGTGGAATAAACAAGCTCTATGACAGGCTAGGGCAACTTGAGGATAGAAACATAGATACCGTTGACAAGGCTCAAGCCCGTGGGGAAGCCTATTTGAGACAGGCAGAAATAGAATCAGCCAATGGCACTATTCGTATTCCGGCTAACTGTGGTCAGCAGTTATATGATGTCATTGATATAACCGATAGCCGAGCTGGGTTAAGCGGTGAGAAGAAGAGGGTGCTGGGGTTCACCCTCGTTTATAATCCACGTCGCGGAGAATATGAGACGCGGTTATCACTGGGGGCAGTGTAGAGTTTGTTTATTTATCTCACCCCCTTAATCCCCCTCTCCATAATAGGGAGATGTACTCTTAGCATGAGGGGGAAGAGATTTTAGAGAGGGGCAAAGCCTCTCTCTAACCTGCACTCCCCCTTCCCTTAATAAGGGAAGGGGGTTAGGGGGATAGGTTGCTAAACAATTTCTGAAAAGAATCTAAGGGGATAGGGTTACTAAATAAATCTAATAGGGGTAATGCAAATGAGTGTTAGGAAAGCAGTACTAAAGAGTTTTAACCCTGGTGATTACACTGCTACTATCCAGGTTAGTGGCAGTTATAAGGCTTACCTGGAAGGCGTTGCTGTTGCCAGGAACCTGCCGGCAGCAGAAATGGCTGCTGGCAGAAAAGTAGCCGTTATTTTCTTTGATGAGCATAACACTAAAGAAGCAGTAGTTGTAGCGGTTTACACCTAAGCCCCTTCTACCTCAGGTAGTAAGTATCATTACCACCTTCGTATAGACCATGCCGACAAAAATGATGAAAAGTATCCAGGTAACGGTGCTAAATCTTAACCTCAGCCTGCCCAGGCTAGCCACGGTTTTTTGCTGAAGCGATGCCCTGGTAAGCTCCAGGAAGATAAGAAGACCGATGAGAACAGCGGAGGCAACAAGCCCAACATTCAGTCCTATATCACTACCGAAGGTGCTCTGATAGTAGGTCATGGTGCTCATAGAACTCATCACTGAGGTGGAGAAAGAAGCAAAGCTAACGAAGCTTGACCACACCTGGGGGGGATAGGGTGGTGACGAGATAAGCCCCTCATATTCTCCCCGCTCTGACTGAGTCTTCACCACAAACTTGAGCTGCTCTCCAAGCTTCAGGGGGTTTGTGTAGGCATATTCATATAGTTTGCTGGAGCTAGAGGGTATAGTGGTAGCTCCTTCCTTCATAAGCTCCCCGTTGGCATAGAATTGATACTTGACGTTTATTGGCTCAGATGCGGGGTTATTCAGCTTGAAGATAGCTAGTATTGGCTCCCCCTCTCTGGGAACTTCAGGAATCACTGCCATGCTCACCGGTTCTGAGCTTGTCCTCACCGTGAGCCAGAAGCTACCCATCAGGAGTATAGCTAACCAGATAATAATAATCCTAAGTTTGACGCTTCTTTGGCTGTCTATGTTCTGCCTCCCACCCTTATTTGCTGCCCTGGGCTTACCTGCCGAAAGTAAACATAGGCAAAAAGGAGATACCACAATGGAAACAGGATATATATTGACCAAGAGTGGGTTGTCCACAGAGCCTGCTCTCCCATGTAGTAGCCCGCCAGCATAAGGATTATCAGCCTGATAATGCTCAGGAGCCAGGTGCCTCCTATGCCTAATAGAAACATGTACCCCGCTTTCCTTGGCTGAAGGGGAATGTCCAGCATCATCAAAGCGAAGATGGCGAGAAAAACCCCTATGGTGGCAGGACCAGCGCAGGCTGCGGTTACCATCACCGAAATAGACTCCCCGGAGGAGCTTGTAAGGTGTAGCCATTGCCTCTGGTTCTCAATTACAAAGCCGATATTGGTCAGTACCCATACCAACGGTTTGATTGTACTCATTGAATAAGGAAGTTCAGCAAACTTATGGATTATCAGGGGGAAAGAAGTGGCGAAGCCATAAATACCAACCACAATTGCCGGGATTTTTGCTCCCCAGCCAAAGAAGATGACGAAGACTCCTAGCGATGCCAGCAGAACCCGGAATATCAAGAAGCCCCAAGAAGAGGGCATGAGAATGGCACCCACCACCAGAGCCAGCCCCGGTATAGTAACAGTGAGGCTCACCCTCTGGTTCATCTTCCGCCAT